CCCGACTCTCCATGGACGTAATCTCCCCGAAAACGTTAGCGTAAGCCATGAATAGTGATGATCAAGCCGTAACTGGTGGCCAAGTGGTCGAACTAGGCTCAAAACGGCTACAAACGGGAATTCAGACGACATCAGCTGCGCTCTTTGGCCATCCGACGCCTAGAATCCACACTCCGCTCAATGATCTGCCCTCAAAGGGCTTTGAACTCATCGATCTAGCTGCAGAAGTCGGCGTAGACCTGATGCCATGGCAGAAGTTCGTCTTGGAACACACGCACAAAGTAAAGCCGGACGGTAGATGGGCGACTCCGATTAATACCGTCGTCGTGGCCAGACAGTCCGGTAAGTCATTCCTTATGCAAGTCCGGATTCTTGGCGGTCTCTTCCTGTGGGACGAGCCGCTGCAAATAGGGTCGGCTCATAGACTTGCCACGTCGCTGGAACAATTTCGCCAGCTAGTTAGCCTGATCGAGACGAGCGATTACTTGGCCAAGCAGGTTAAGCGAATTCGATGGAGTCACGGGTCGGAGGAAATCGAGACTTTGAAGGGGACGCGCTTTATCGTCAAGGCTGGTGGTTCAGCTGCTCGCGGTGTATCTAGGCCGGAGACCATCCACCTCGACGAGCTACGCGAGATGCACGACATGGAATCTTTCGCCTCGCTTCGCTATACCCTCCTCGCAGCTAAGAATCCGATGGTGATGGCCTACACGAACGCCGGCGACTCTCACAGCATCGTCTTGAATATGCTGCGCGAACGCGGACTGGCCGCAGCTAGTGGCGCAGAGGATGACATCGGGTACTTCGAATGGAGCGCTCCGACGGATGAGGTAAGTCTGGAGAACGCGGCCTTCGCGAATCCGGCGCTTGGCCATACGATTCACCCAGACAACATCAAAGCCGTGTTCAATGATCCTCCGGACGTCGTTATGACGGAAGTCTTGTGTAGATGGGTGCAGACAATCAGCAGCGTCATTGGAGCTGCCGAGTGGCAGAACTGCCAAGACGAAGAAGTCGAACTCGATCCTGAGAAGCTTACGTGGATGGCAATCGACTGCTCGCCGGATCGAAGATTCGCAGCCTTGGTTGCCGCCCAGAAGCTAGGGGAAGAGAAGTTCATCGTAAAGCTTCTCCATACGTGGGAAAACGCCATCCAGCTAGATGATCGGGCTATTGCCAACGAAGCCGCGCCCTATCTTCGCAAGTACCCTCTGGAGTGGTTGCTTTACAGCCGTCGGACAAGTGGAGCAGTAGCTGCAAGACTTCAACCGGCTGGAATCCCGACTTTCGACATGGACGCCGCTTATCCACAGGCCTGCGACGAGCTACTCGGTGCGATTAACTCGGGACGTCTGCGTCATAAAGGCCAGACCGATTTAACGACGCAAATCTTGTCGGCTGTGCAATTACGTCGTGGCGATGGCGGCTGGGTAATCGGAAGGCGCGCATCACAGGCCGCTGTCTGCGCAGCAGTCGGCGCTGCACTTGTTACACACTTCGCGACACGCCCAGAGACGGAAATAGATATTCTCGTCGGGTGATGTTATAAGCCTGCGACAATACGCGCATGGGTCTACTAGACATCTTCGCGCGACGTGTTGAAACAGACACGCCTAAAGTCGCTTACGACATACAGGCTTCACTTGCGCCTGTAAACACTCTCGATTCACTAGCGCCGTACTTCGGCACAGCTAACACAGCTACACGCGAACAAGCGATGAGTATTCCAACAATCGCAAGAGCGCGTGGAATCATCTGTTCATCGATTGCCGCGATTCCTATGAAAGTCCGCGACAAGGCAACGGGAGAAAGCGTTCCAGCGCCACGTGTTATTAATACACCGGACACTCGAATCCCCGGAGCTGCTTCGTGGGTCTGGTGCGCGGAAGATTTGCTTTTCTACGGTTACTCTTATTTCCAAGTTACCGAACTCTTCGCAGATACGTATCGCGTCCGCACAATGGAGCGCATTCAACCTTTACGCGTAACAATCAATACGAACGGCAACGCCACCGAGATTGAGTCTTACTTGGTAGACGGCCAACCCGTACCAAATCAGGGCGTGGGCAGTCTGGTCGTCTTCTACGGTAACGACGAAGGCCTTCTAAATCGCGCCGGCGCAACAATCCGCACAGGTGCAGAACTAGAACGGGCGGCAGCAATGTACGCGCGCGAGCCTATGCCTACGATGGTCTTAAAATCTAACGGAACAGCCCTTCCAGCTGATCGCATCGCAAAGCTTCTCGAATCTTGGGGCGCATCACGACGCAACCGAGCTACAGCCTTCCTTAATGCGGATGTATCCATCGAGGCGCTTGGCTTTGACCCAGAGAAGCTACAACTGGCAAAAGCCCGCAGCTACATCTCGACTGAACTATCTCGCGCGATTGGAATCCCAGCATTCTTTACAGATTCCGAAACTGGTTCAAGCATGACCTATTCCAACCAGACAACCACAAGACAGACTCTTCTCGACTTCTCACTTATTCCAATGATGACAAGCATCGAGTCCAGATTATCTATGCCGGACTTCGTCCCAAGTTCGCAAGAAGTAAAGTTCGACTTGGACGAGTACCTTCGTGGATCTGCTTACGAGCGCGCTCAAGTTTATGAAATCTTAAATCGAATTGGCGCTTTGACCGTAGACGAAATACGACAGGAAGAGGACATGATCCTATGAAAATCCAGATGCCGCTAACAATCACCAGCGCGAGCGCTGATTCCAGACTCATCACGGGCAGAATCGTCACGTGGGATGAAGTCGGATCAACGTCGGCTGGTCTTACATCATTCTTGCCAGATTCAGTGCCAACTAAGAACGTCAAGCTTCTTTTAGAGCATGACAGAACGAGACCAATCGGAAAGGTCGTCAGCATGACATCGAACGAACAAGGCATAGATGCCACCTTTAAAATCGCGGAGACCACAGCCGGAACAGACGCACTTGTAGAAGCCGCAACGGGTCTCCGTGACGGATTCAGCATCGGATTAAACGTAGATGCGTGGGATAACAAAGACGGCGTGATGGTCGTCAAGGCTGGCAACCTCGCCGAAGTCAGCTTGGTCAGCGAGCCAGCAATCGACAGCGCTCGCGTAACAGACGTCGCAGCAAGTGAGAATTCTGAAGCCGAAGCAGAAGCCAAGGTAGAAGAAGCAACAAATCAACCTACAGAAGGAGACGCAGTGGAATCCACTACCGTACAAGAAGAAGCTCCTGCCGAAGCAACGGTAGAAGCGTCGAAAGCAGTAACAGCTAATAAGCCTGTTGCTTACACAACACCTCGCAGCCCAATCATCAACGCAGCGTCTTACCTTGAGCATTCAATCAAGGCGCAACGCGGTAATGACGAATCACGTATTTATGTCGCGGCAGCGAATTCAACTACTGACAATCCGGGCTTAATCCCTACTCGTCAGCTGACAGAGGTCGTAAATGGTCTCGCAGACAATGTAAGAGCCTCCATCGATTCGATTTCGACTGGGACGCTTCCTAACGCTGGCTTAGTGTTCCAAATCCCGAAAATCACTGCGCTCCCTAGCGTCGCAGTAACAGACGAATTGGATGCAGTTCCAAATGTAAATATGGAATCTGAATTCATCAACGTGGATGTTAAATCCTTCAAGGGCGCACAGACGATGAGCGTCGAGCTTGCAGACAGATCAGATCCACTGTTCTTTAATGAAGTTATTCGTAATCTTCAATCTCAATACTCACGCGCTACCAACGAATACAACTCAGCGCAAATCATCACAGGCGCAACAAAGACAGCGACTGGCTACGGTACAGACATCACAGCGTCTGAACTTCTAGCTTGGGTATCAGCTGGCGCAGTGAGCGTCTATAACAACACCTTCCGCTTTGCAGACGGTATCGTCGTCTCGCCTGAAATGTGGGGACGCATTATGTCCTTCAACGTAGATGGACGACCAATCTACAATGCGATTGCTCCGCAAAATGCGGCTGGTAACGCACAACCTCGCAGCTTGCGCGGTTCAGTGAACGGTCTCGACTTGTGGGTAGATACAGCGCTCTCAGGTCTAGGTGATGACTCAATGTACGTCATCAACCGTGACGCTTATACATGGTACGAAAGCCCACGCTTGGAACTTCGTACTAACGTCGTCTCAGACGGTTCAATCTCCATTCTCCTCTATGGATACGGAGCAACTGCCACAAAGATTGCGGCTGGCGCTTACGCGTTCAATAAGGACTAATAATCAATCATCGGCTGCGGTCGCTCCCGAACGCAGTCGAGCAGTAGAAAGGATCGCTCATGCCTAACATCATCAATGCCGACGAACTGCGGCAGGTCTTGGGCGTGAGCGATTCCTTATACAGCGACGAGTATCTTGACCAAATAATCGATTCGGCCGAGGGCGTAATCTTGCCCTTGCTAACTCAATACCAATCGGCCATCGCGAGCTACAGAATCAAAGATGACGTTCTTTACGTTACAACCATCCGACCTAACTTCTTCGTAGTAGGTCAAGGCGTGGACATCGCGGGATGTGGGGTCGGAATTGACGACAACTACACAGTGACGGATCACAGAATCGAGCCTTACGGCTTCAGTGCTGCAATCGATGCGGCTAACAAGACAGAGACACCGGTAATCCCAGCTGGCACGGCGACCCTCGATGGCGGCTCAGCTGCCGTTATTTACCAAGGTGTCGCGCCGATTAAGTCAGCGCTTCTAGTCGTCTCGACAGAAATCTTCCAGAGTATTACAGCGGCAGGTGGCCAGATCGAAGGCGTGGACTTCGCTCCTACGCCGTACAGAATGGGCAGAAGCCTTATGAACAGAGTAATCGGGCTGCTAAGTCCGTTCATAGATGTCGAGACAATATGCCAGTGAGTACGATTGCCACAGACGTACGCGGCGCTCTCGCAACAGCTCTCGCCGGAGTGGAAGCTTCCGTCTATTCATCCGTCCCAGAGACGGTCATCCCTCCGGCTGTCGTTATTGTCCCTTCATCACCCTATTTAGAAAGTACGCTTATCGGTAGCTCCATCAAGGTTAAAATCAACTTTGACGTGACTGCGGCCGTGGCCTACAACAACAACGCAGGCGCTCTGGACAACTTGGAGCAGCTAGTAATCAGCATTCTCGGCGCGATGCCGTCGGGATACGTAGTCGGAGACGTCTCGCGTCCTTCGATTACTTCGGTCGGAGCAAGCACTCTGCTCAGCGCAGATCTATCCGTCTCCACCTATTACACCCAGACCAACTAAGGAGACGCAATGCCTACAACAATCATTACGGGTAGAGACATCACCTTCACCATCGAAGGCGATAACTACGACGCACAAGCTACATCAGCAACTTTGACGATTGACTCAACAATCAATACGTACCAAACCCTCGACGGAAAAGCGTATTACACGACAGATTCGCAGGGTACTTTTGCCGTCGAAATGCTCGCAGATTGGGGAGTCGTCGGCGGTCTATGCGACGCACTCTGGACTGCAGCAAGCGCCTCGCCTAATACGGCTTTATCCGTATCATTAACAGCACACACTGGATCGGTCTTTACTTTCGACGTCCAGCCAATCTTCCCATCAGCCGGTGGCACTGCACCAGATGCGCAGACAGTATCGCTATCCTTTACTTGCGTTACAACACCGTTATTGAACGACTAACAGAAGGAGATCGGGAGCATGAGATTACCAATCCAGATTGAGTACGTAGATGGAACACTTTCCACTTATACGGCACAGCCGCCTGAGTGGGCTAAGTGGGAGAACAAGACCGGATTCACCATCTCGCAAGCGCAGGAGAAGATTGGAATATCCGACCTTCTCTTCTTGGCCTATCACGCCATGAAGCGCGAAGCAGCTGGTAAGCCAGTCAAGCCATACGAGGCTTGGATGGAGACGGTGGTAGAAGTAAAGGTAGGCGAAGGCGAAAGCCCAAAAGCTACCAGCGCGGAAGCATAAATCGCTTACTGGTCGAAGTCGCAATAGCGACGCAGATTCCAATGAGTGAATGGGTACGCGCAGAAGACATACTCACGGCGATTGAGATATTGGAGCAGCGAAGTGGCAGATGAAGCAGTCGCTTACGACAAGCAAGAACTGCGTTCGATCATTAATGCTTTCAAGGCTATGGACGACTCTGCCGTAGCTGCTGCAAAGGAAGAATCCGGCGCTCTGGCCACGTACATACAGCGGAACATATTCGAAGCTGCTGGTGAACGTGGCACTGTCGCTTCTCGTATTGCGCAAGGTTCGAAGGTCTCCAAGTCGTCTAAAGTCGGCGAGATTTCATACGGCTTCGCCAGTCAGAAATTTAGCGGAGGAGCTACAACACGCGATCTCTGGGGCGGTGAGGAATTCGGCTCTAATAAGTATCGGCAATTCCCTATTTGGTCTGGACGTTATAAGCGCGGATCACGTGGATGGTTCATCTATCCAACCCTGCGACGCTTGCAGCCAGAAATCTTGGCCAAGTGGGAACTTGCGTTCACTAAGATATTGAAGGAGTGGTAATGGCTACAACTGGATCGAGAACACTCAAGCTCGCAATATTAGCCGAGGTCGCTGACTTTAATAAGAACTTAAAGACGGCCGGAACAAGTGCGGAATCTTTAGGCGATCAATTTACGAACTTTGGAAAGAAGGCGGCTCTAGCCTTTGCCGCTGCCGGTGCAGCTATTGGCGCATACGCCAAGGCCGCAATCGAAAACGCCGCGGCTGATGAAGCAGCCCAGCGTAAATTAACTTTAACAATCCAGAACACTACAAACGCAACGGCCGCGCAGATTGCCGGCGTCGAAGATTACATTTCGAAGACGTCTCTGGCGATTGGCGTCACCGATGACCAGCTTCGTCCGGCGTTCTCTCGACTGGTGAGAAGTACGAATGATGTCGAGGAAGCCCAGAAGCTACTCAATCTGGCGTTAGACATAAGCTCGGCGACGGGCAAACCTCTCGAGGCTGTCTCGAATGCGCTAGGCAAGGCATACGACGGGAACTCGCAAGCGCTCGGTCGATTGGGTCTTGGCCTAGATGCCAACTTGCTCAAGTCCAAAGACACAGACGCAATCATGAACACGCTGACAAAGACCTTCGGGAACTTTGCAGAGAACGAAGCTCAAAGTACTGAAAAGGGCTTAGCTCGTATCAAGATTGCAACAGACGAACTTAACGAGCAGATCGGAACTGCGCTTCTTCCACTGGTGCAGCAATTTACGCAATACATCCTGACGAACGTCGTACCTCAACTTCAAGCCTTCGTAAACGGCTTGACCGGCAAAGGTGGATTGAGCGAAGGACTCAGTGACGCAGAGAAGAACGCGTACGAATGGGGCGAGCGCATAAAGAGCGTCATAAAGACTGTCATAAGCTTTAAAGAAGAAATCATCGCGCTGGGAGTCGTCATCGGTACGGTCTTCGTCGTATCCAAAGTCGCAGCCTACGTAACTGCTACCATCGCAATCATCAAGACACTGATAACGGCCTACAACGCGCTGAAGGCTTCAGCGATTGTTACAGGTGTCGCTACGGCGTTCGCACTGAATCCACTTCTCGGAGTCGGTGCTGTTGCCCTAGCTGCTGGCGTCTTAGCTGGTGCGAATGCTTTAGCGAACTCTTCGAATGCTTCTCTCGACTTCGATAACACGGTCGCAAGCGGTGGATCGAATCCGATTCAGAAGGGAACTTACCTTGGAGGCGCTTCTGGCGTTCTAAGCGTAGGAGGTCTGAACTTGGGCGGAATTGGACTTGGTGGAACTGGTGGAGGTGGCGGCGGTGGCACGGGCGGCGGTCTTGCTGCGGTCAGTAAAGGCGGCGCTAACGCGATGGACGTCATTAAAGACCTGACGGACATCTCAGACGCCTTGGGTAAATTAACCAGTGACGTCGAAGGAAATAAGATTTACAAAGCCGACGCTCAGAAGCGATTGGATGCAATCATTAAATCTTTCGATGAAGTCCAACAGCGCGCTGAAGTCGTAACTGGGAACATCGTCTCCTCTGGAATGGCGACTAATTACGGATCATTCCGTCTTGGCGAAGCTCAATCCATGGCGACTTATAACATCACGGTAAACGGTGCGATTGACTCTGAAGGCACAGCGCGGACAATCGTAAACACCCTTAACGACTCTTATTATCGCGGCACATCGGGCGCTGGGGCGCTCGTGGGAGCGTTCGATAAATGACCCTGTGGAATCCAATCTGGAACGTCGAGATTAATGGGGTAGCCGTTACCGACAGCGTTCTCGCCAATCTAAGCCTGACCAGCGGACGGACGAACATCTACGAACAGGCACAGGCCGGTTACGTAAATCTGACGCTGATTAACTTAAACCAGACGGCGATTCCAATCACGATTAACGACTCCATAACTGTCGAGATACAAGACTCCACATCTACACTTGTCCCTATCTTTGGCGGCACGGTCACAGACCTCACTATCGAAGTCTCCGATGTCGGCGGCGTAGGGTATACGCAGCGGATTACTATTGTCGCGCTTGGCGCACTTTCACGACTTCCAAAGTACTTAACGAATGGTGTCTTGGCTAAGAAATTCGATGGCGACCAAATCTACGATGTTCTCAAATCCATCTTGTTCAATCAGTGGAATCAAGTACCAGCTTCTCTTCAGTGGCAGAACGTAAACCCTGCGACAACGTGGGCGACTGCCTTTAACACCGGCCTAGGTGAAATCGACAGACCAGGAGATTACGAGCTAGCAGCTCGATCCTCTAGCCGGACTGACGCTTACTCTTTGGTCTCGGCTTTGGCCACGTCGGGACTCGGATACATCTATGAGAATCCGTCCGGCCAAATCTGTTATGCAGATAGCACTCACAGAAGCCAATATCTAGCTGCTAACGGCTACGTAGAAATCTCAGCTAATAACGCCCAAGGGTCGGGTCTTTCGATTCAGACCAAAGCTGGCGACGTCCGGAACTCGATAACGCTCAAATATGACGCCACCTCTAGCAGCGAGAAATCGGCCTCAGACGCCGCTTCCATCGCCTTATACGGTTCACTGGGTCAAATCATCACGACAACGCTACACAACGCCGCAGACGCCCAGACACAGGCTGATTTCTACCTAAGCCTTCGAGCCTATCCGCAAGCTAACTTTAAGAATATTACGTATCAGCTGACCAACCCAGAACTTGACGATGTAGACCGAGACGACTTGCTCAACGTCTTTATGGGGATGCCCGTCTCTATCAGTGATCTTCCGCTAAATATGGTCAGCGGTAACTTCCTCGGCTTCGTAGAAGGCTGGACGTTCCAAGCGGCATATAACGAAGTTTCGCTCACCATGAACTTGTCGCCAATCTCGTATTCTTTGCAGGCAATGAACTGGCAAAGCGTACCGGTGACAGAACACTGGAATACGATTAATCCGACGCTCGATTGGGCTTCGGCAACGATAGTCAGCTAAAGGAGAAAGAATGAGCAATCCAACAAGCAACTTCGGATGGGTGATGCCTACGGCGACTGACCTAGTTACCGACCTCCCAGCCGACTTTGCCGTATTTGGTCAGGGCGTTGATACAACGATGGCTGACCTTAAAGGTGGAACGACGGGACAAGTCCTCTCTAAAGCAACAGCAACAGATATGGACTTTACTTGGGTCACTCCGGAAATTGGAGATATTACAGCCGTCAATGCTGGTACTGGTATCTCAGGCGGCGGTACAACCGGCGCAGTCACAATCACAAACTCAATGGCAACTGCAATGACAACATCCGGAGACTTGATTCAAGCAACAGGATCAGGAACTTTTGCCAGACTTGGCACTGGAACAAATGGACAATATCTAACTACAAACGGCACAACAAATTCATGGGGAACGCCTGCAAGCGGTGGAATGACTCTAATTAGCACTACAACTTTAAGCGGTGCAACAATAACGCTTTCAAGTATTCCGCAGACTTACAATTCTTTATTCATTTTGATTTATGGAGTTACAAACGCAACAGCACCAGGACGGTTGGAAATTAAGCCAAACGGTACATCAAGTATTGGAAGACAATCTTTTACAACAAACGCAGTTGCTGGTAGTAGCACAACAAATATTGTTCCTACAGGAAATCAAAGCATCACACATACTGATGCGAATAATGCTTTTGTAATTAACTTATCAAATTATACATCAAGCACAAATTACAAACCTTATAATTTCTATTCAGTATTTGCAGAACCATCACCAACAAATTATGCTTGTAATGGTGGCGGCGGTATTATTTCAAATACTGCGGTTACATCTTTGGTAATAAATAATACTGGCGGCAATATGTCCACAGGAACAATCCTACTTTACGGAGTTAAATAATGGCTAAGACACCAAATCGTCCAATGGTAAGAATCCACAACATTGAAACAGATGAAGTCATCGATAGAGAGATGAATGACGCTGAATTCGCACAATATGAAGCAGATCAGGCAGCGGAGATTGAACGTCAAACGGCTGAGGCACAAAAGGCAGCCGACAAAGCCGCACTTCTCGCACAGTTAGGAATTACCGAAGAGCAATCGAAATTGCTTCTCGGATGACTCTAACTTCATCTAACGGCTGGACGGCTTCGCCTGACCAGAACCAAATCGGCATAAAGTCCTATCCAGTCAAAGGCACGAAGATTAAGCTGCGCTGCGCCGAAAAGGTCGCACCGTTATTAATCGGCTTTGCCGAGGAATTCCACGAGCTAATCGAACCTATCGATGAAGGCACACTGGACGACTGGGGTTATTGCTTTCGCAACGTTCGCGGATCATCAGACAAGCTAAGCAATCATTCATCTGGGACGGCCATCGACCTCAACGCTACCCAACACCCTCTGGGCAAGGTTGGAACGTTCCCAAATGAGAAAGTACCTATGATCAGAGCGCTCGCAAAGAAGTATGGACTTCGCTGGGGTGGTGATTACAAGTCACGAGCTGATGAGATGCACTTCGAAATCGACTTGAGCGAGGCGAAAGCCGCTGCGCTCATCGGGAGCTTGAAGCTAAAGGAGAGAAAATGAACAAGGTAAAAGCACTTCTTGCGTCATGGGGTCGCAGCTTTCTAGCTGCTGCTTTGGCGGTCTACATGACAGACACAGCTAATCCCGACATCAAGCAGATTGGTTACGCCGGACTCGCAGCCGTTCTTCCCGTCGTTCTTCGATACTTAAATCCAAAAGACGAAGCATTCGGGGTCAAGGGGAATTGACGCCGATACGCGCGGCATGGGTAGGAGCAGTAAGCCTTTCGCTGCTTCTATCCGGCTGTTCTTATCAAGGCTGGGTTCGTTATGAATGCCAAGAATACGAAAACTGGCAAGACCCTGATTGTCAGCCGCCGAGATGCGAAGTCGTGGGAGTCTGCTCTAAAGACCTACTCCCTGAGAACGTCTATGAAGCGCCTGACTCCTGAGGAATTACACGCTCGTCTAATAGTCTTCATCGGCATCACGCTTTCGATTGTCTTTGGAGGCGCAGTCTTTGGAATGCTCTATGCCCTAATCTTCGTCACTCAACCCGTCTCAGCCCAAGCGCCGAACGATAAGGCGTTCATTGACTTATTGACGACGCTGACGGTCTTTCTAACCGGTTCACTTGGCGGAGTCTTAGCTTCTAACGGACTCAAATCGAAGCCAAAAGTTCAGAATGACACGCCGAAAGACACGCGCGATTCTTGACCTCAAGCCCTTATTGCTTCACCCTAAGACTGGGAGCAGACGTACTGACTCCCAGAATCGGGAGCTACACAATGAAGCAGGAAACAGCAGACTTCGTTCTGATGGTCGTAAGCGTGGGTCTTTCCACGTTCTTATTTACAATGATCGGGTATTCCAAAGGCTGGCGTGACGGACACTCTGAGGGCTACGTGCGCGGTCGGGCAATCGCTAAGGCACTAACAGAGGCGGCGTCCAAATGAGCGGCTTCTTGGACGGATACGAGGACGTAAACGCGCGGATTAAGCGCTTCCGCCTAGAATTCCCAACCGGCAGACTTGAGGCCTCAGTGGAGGACTTCGACGTTCAGCGCGGTTACATCTTGGTCAAGGCGACCGTCTTCCGTGAGTACGAAGACACCGTACCCAGTGCCGTGGACTTCGCATTCGAGATGCGTTCAGATCGTGGAGTCAATCGGGACTTCTGGGTCGAGAACTGTGTCACTTCGGCTTACGGACGCGTTATAAGCGCCTTAACGCCAAGCGAGGCGAGGCCTACTCGTCAGGACATGGAAAAGGTCGAGCGCCTATCAGCGGCGGATGTAGCTGCGAGAGAGAACCTCGACGCTTGGAACTCGAAGGCACAATCCAAAGAAGCCGGACTTCCAACGTTAGGCACTTCTATCGAAGCAATCGCCGGCAACTTGGGCGGTGAGCTAGTGGAAGAACCGGAACAATGTAAACACGGCCACATGATCCTAAAAGAAGGCACTAGCCAGAAGAACGGGAAGGCCTATCACGGCTACGCCTGTCCGGAACGCGTCAAAGCTAACCAGTGCGAAGCCATCTGGTACGACTTGAATCCTGCTGGTAAGTGGGTCAAGCGTCAGCCGAAAGCGTGGAACTAGAGATGGGTTACGTAGAAGCCTTCCCAATTGGAACTTGGGACTATTGCGACGGCTGCGGTAAAGGCCAACCTAAGACGCAGTTATTTAAAGAGACAATTGATCAGATCACGCTTCGCTGGCTGTGTAGGGAGTGCTTGAAATGATACGAATCAACCTTCCGCTTGAACATCAGCTACTAGCTGCCAAAGGTGGGCTGTTTCGAGCTGAGAACTACATCCCTCAGTGGACTAAACAGGCTCACTCGTTCCCAAAGAAGAAGCAGTACGGCGAGCTGACCTTTCCGGAGCTAGTGCTACGACAGACCGAGGCCTTTGCAGCCGAGTGCGCCGTAGCTCAATATCTTAAGCAACCGTTACCGGAATGGGACAACCGGAACTACAAGATCAAGGCTGATGTGGGTCGTGACATAGAGGTCAAGTGGGCGAAGTACGAGAACTCGCCTCTCATCATCCAGACTTGGGACAGGGACGACGACGTGGCCATCCTCGTGGTTGGAAAGTCGCCGTGTTATTACCTCGTCGGCTGGCTACCAGTAGCTGTGGCCAAGCAGCCCAAGTACCGGCACGACCAGCAGGCTAACTATTGGGTAACGCAGATCAACTTGCAGCCCATGGAGAACTTGGAAAGGAGCAATTATGGAACTTCTCGATTATAACTGCCGGACTTGTAAGCGCCTGACGAAGCAAAGGGAGCGCGTGGTAACTAACAATCTACCGCCGAACGTTAAAGTGCTGGAATGTACGGTCTGCGGCCAACTTGGTATCTGTCTTATGGATAGGTTCGAAGATGACTGATTACAGCTTAGACCTCGACATTGGGGCAGAGAACGTACCGCAGACGTCCGACGATTATTACACGCCGCCGTGGGTATTCGAAGGGTTAGGTCTGCACTTCAACACCGACCCAGCTCAGCCGATTGGCGGCATTTCGTGGATACCGGTGGACAAGTATTACACGATCCTAGATGACGGCTTAGCTCAACCGTGGGAGGGGCGAGTGTGGATGAATCCACCTTTTAGCAACTCGACACCGTGGGCGCGTAAGTTCGCAGCTCACAATAACGGCGTCTGCCTAATGCCTACAGCTAAGGCTAAATGGTTCGATGAGATGTGGGACGCAGCCGATGCAATTATGCCGTTACCATCACGAATGGAGTTCGTAACGTCTAACGGTGACTATAAAGGAATCTTCATGCCGACGGTATTCTTCGCCTTTGGCGAGGAGAACGTTGAAGGATTGAAGCGTCTAGGTATTGCGAGAGTGCGATGAAGATACTTAATCTGTACGCCGGAATCGGTGGGAATCGTAAACTCTGGGGTGATGACCATCAGATTACGGCGGTCGAATACGACTCAGACATAGCTGCCGTCTACGCTGATCACTTTCCAAAAGATACGGTAATAGTCACAGACGCGCATCAGTACTTGCTTGAACATTTCCAAGAATACGACTTCATCTGGTCTTCTCCGCCGTGCCAGTCTCATTCTAGTTTCAGGCAGAATATAGGGGTTAGGTACAGAGGCGTTAAACCTGTGTATCCAGACATGAAACTGTGGTCTGAGATTATATTGCTGCAATACAATTTCAAAGGTAAATGGGTCGTAGAGAACGTAAAGCCATATTACGAGCCATTTATCAAACCTACGGCCGATCTACAAAGGCACTACTTCTGGGCTAACTTTGACATTGCAGATTTGGACGTTGAAGGGGACAAGATACGAACAGCCCAGATTCCTCAACTTCAGCAGCTACACGGATTTAACCTCGAGGGGTATAAATTGCCAAATAAAAGACAAGTACTTCGGAACTGTGTATTGCCGGCTTTAGGTCTACACGTTTATCAACAGGCTGTGGATAACCTAATATGACACGCCGGACTCACGCACGAGTTATCCACATACTAGCCGGTAACTTGACTCGTGGGCTACGCTGTCGTCGCTCCCAGCGAGCCGCAGGGCGTGGTAGCTCGCAGGGGCGAACGCAGCGAACGGGAGGGCTTTGCCTACTGTTAGGCTTGCTGATGATACAGATGCAACCCGTACAAGCTACAGACCACACATCGACAGATCATTACAAGTTATTCGCTCATTCGCGTATTGTGAACTTCGAGCAATACACTTGCTTTGTGCGACTAATAGACAAAGAGAACCGAGGCTGGAATCCATCAGCTAAGAACGGTTCTCACTTTGGTATTGGCCAGATGCGTAACACGACTTACAAGAAGCTCGATGGCTTTACTCAGATTGAATGGTCGATTCGGTATATCAAGCATCGTTACGGTTCGATGTGTAAGGCTTGGGCGTTCTTCCAAGCTAACGGGTATCACTGATGAGTAGATCGTGGGCGAAGGGTTCGACCAAGGGATGGCGTCGCCTTCGTGAACGGGTTATCGCCAGAGACGGTGGAGTCTGTCAGTACTGTGGAAGCGAAGAGAACTTACATATTGACCACGTAGTCCCAAAGCGCTTGAATGGGTCAGACGACATGGAGAATCTAATAACTGCGTGCAGAAGGTGTAATTTAGCGAAGGGTGGGTCTTTCTTTGGAACGTCACACACACCCCCGACTCTCCATGGACGTAATCTCCCC